GCTTTCTTCCGTAGCGATGCGCGCAACGGTTGTTACTAAATCTGCGGTGCGATCTAACGGAGGGCCGTCCTGATACGGGCGCAGAGTGGTCTGCCCTTCACTGGCTTGAAAACAATCCATAGCTTGCCAAAAAACAAAAGGATCGTTTTCACCAGTTCCTGCCAGACGTACAACGACGCGCCCGAACACTGCGTTACTTGGCGAAGTCGCAAAATTCCCGACAGTGGCGAGCGTGGCAGGGTCGCCCGAAGCTGCGCCACCGCTGGTGCCGCCTACGTATAATGGTGAGTTATTTATGAACGCCGCAGAGGCATCCAAGAACTCTAATCGCACACTGGCGGTAGCTCGGTGGGGCGCTAATCTAGCCGCGAAACCGTAGCGTTGGTTGGGGCGAACCCTAAAACGGGGCGAGCGTTCGTCTATTACAGTCTCCGCGCCAACCGCCAAACGACTTACATTTATGTATCCCGTAGGATTAGTCGGGCTGCTCCATGCGGGACTTAAGTTAAGACCGCGAGCAAACGGACCCGTTCCTGCGGACGTCCACTCGTACCCATCAAGACTCTGCAAACTGCTGTTTGGCACTAAATTAGCGCCTGGGGCTCCAGAAGATGCGATCGATTCAAGAGTAGTGGCCCGCGTAGAAAGAGCGCTGTCTGCGGTAGCCCGAGTGCTTTCTTCAGTGATAAGTCGCGCTCGGGTAGCAACCAAGCCCGTCGTACCGTCGTTGACGGTAGCTTCGAGGTTTGTGGCCCGTGTAGCAAGAGCACTATCCGCAGTAGCCCGAGTGCTTTCTTCGGTGATAAGTCTGGCACGGGTAGCGACAAGACCTGTTGTACCGTCATTAACTGTAGCTTCGAGCGTAGTGGCTCTAGCAGCTAATGCGGTATCGGCAGAAGCGCGCACGCCTTCTTCTGTAATGATACGCGCGCGGGTAGCTGCCAAGCCAGAATCTGGATCGTATATATCTTCTTGGATAGAAGTTACGACGCCTTCTAAATCTTCTAAATCAGCATCTCCGCTACCCACGTCGCTAGCTAAAGAGTTACGCAAGCGCTCAAACGTATCCCTTACGGTAGTCAAAGACCTGTCAAGATGATTAGGATCATACTCGGTAGCAGCCGGTTCAAACTGCGGAACATATACGTCTTCTTTAGACATCAGCGTTGCCCGTCCAATTTAACTTGAACACGCATCGTTCCTAAGCGCCAGAAGACATTGGCTTGCCCGCAGTTGACTTCCATGGCAAATCTACGTCCACGTACATTTAAGTCTAGCTTCTCCGAGAACGGTCTGAACCCTTGCGCATTCGTCGCGCCAAGGGCCGTGACGATACGCTCTTGCATTTGTTGATCAGACCCGCCCGCCCAATCTGCGGCGATGACTTTAAAAGCTACTTCCGGCCCAAGCGCGTCAGGCGTTTTTCCAAACGACACATCTGGATATATCTCGTCAACATATACCACAAAGTTACCTGCATCTACTTCAACAGGCCCGCTTCGGATATAAGATGGATAACCTTGTGGAGGTACAACAGAGCCGTCGGCATATCCGTCTTCCTGATAATACACACCTGTTGCGTCTGCTCCGACAGGGTTAGACAAGAGCGGGGTAGACAGCCAAGCGCTCCGTTTAAGCGCACTCCCGTAAGACCACGAGCGGTCAGCGTAATTGTAGATAACGTACCTGTCGTTGATGGTGGAGTTTTGAGAGGGGTAGAACCACCACATTTCGTCAAAAGCTGGCGACATGCCGCAAACTACTTGCGATAAACGACCTGTGTTAATGTCACTGAACACATAATCCGACACATCGCAATCGACGACAGAGACGCGACCATCGTATTGATAGAAACCGTCTTGGCCCATCCATCTAACGATTTCGTTCTTATCGGTCTCCACCGCCAAGGGGCCAGCCAAAGACATATTTGCCGAGACTAGCGCGGGACGGAAGATCGACGTGCCTCCTACCGCTTGCAGAGCGTAAAGCGCGCTATCGGTAAATACCAAAATGTCGCGCTTCGTCGAGATGCCGCGGATAATGCGAGAACCTTTTGACAGCCGAAACCCGCCCGCCGTTGTCGTGGGAGATGGGGTCCAATTGTTAATCGTTCCGCGATCTGCCCAACGGATAAACATGGGGTCTATGTTCGTACCGCCGATTGGAACACATCCAAGAGCTAGCGCAAAGCGAAGTTCAGGCTCTACGATAAACTGGATCATAGCACCTGGCACATCGCTCGCGCCCGCTAGCGAGGTAATGTTGACCGCAGGAGTTGTCGGCGCAGACACGTCGTAATAGTAGGCTGCGCCGCCCCTAGCGGTAAGCACGAGGTCTTCGCCCCATGCGTCAAAATACCAGTGGCGAGGCTCCGGTGTCGCAAAAGTCAACACCGGAGACTGCCCCCAAGGCCCCAAGCCCCACCCGCCTTGGCCCCATCCAGCGCCAAGGGAATTTACAAAACTGTCTACCAAATATGTAGCTTGAACCGATGCTCCGCCGCCTGTCGTAGTAGACGTGGCGTTTGCAGGCAAAGTAATATCGTAGGTGTTTACCGTAATTACGGTTATGACAAACTCGCCGGTTAACTGAGGAGCCGTGATACCGGCAGCAGCAGATGCGCCAGAGATACGAACATACCGCCCTGTCGTCATACCGTGCGAAGTGTGTGTGACCCTACAGACTGGCGATCCTGACGTAAACGAAAGCGGATTGCTGCCGAGAGTAGTAGGTGCGAGAACTGGAGAAACGTCTACTACCGCTTGCGTGGATAAGTCTACCGTGTAGGCACGCTGATCAGTCCCGATAGCCATGCGCTTTTTGGTGTCGAGAGACGACCACGCAAACATCGTGCTGGGTGTGCCAAACAGCGACGTAGGGAACGCGCGGCTCCAACCACCAATCTTTTCTGGTGCGCCTTTGCGGAAGCGCACTCCGTCGCCAAAGCGCCAACGTCCACCAGAAGAATAACTGGTGACGTCAGAAATCATGCCTGAAGCCACTGGCAACGGCATGATCTCTTTCTTGCCTGGCCGAAGCTCGCCCATCTTAGACGACAACCCCTGTCAGATACCACTCGTCTGTCGCAACTTTCAGAAGCTCAACCGCCGAAGTAGCATTAAGTGTAACCGTGCCGGTACCCGTGCCGACCCGTCGCAGTGTGACACCGCCTGCGCCCGTAACCGTCATAGGAGATGCGCTCGTTGCGCAGACAACTTTGATGATCGTGCCGATAGGAAATGCGGTAGTTGCGTTTGCCGGGATAGTAACCGCGCATGCCGACGCGCCCGTGCGTAAGATCGTGCGATGACGATCGGTATCGACAATCGTGTAGTTTCCGGTAATCGTATTGGCCGAAAAGTCAGCTAGGTTAATGCTGCCACGAAGAACATCGGTTGCCGCAATTTGAGACATGCCGGAGATTGATCCGCCCGTGATACGTGCGAAAGTAAGTAGCTCGAACGTATCGAACGCATCGCACAAGATCAGGGTCCGAGAACCCGCAGGGCAAGTCACGCCGCTGCCTAAAGACGTCTTATAAGTCAAAGACTGGTTTGTCGCGTTCCACATGACGTAGACGCGGCCTGTTGCGGGGATGACAACCTCACGCGTGGCGGTCAGAGTCCCCGTAAATCTAATGATCTTGTTGCGGGCCTGATCAGCAATTGCGTTTGAAGCTGTCAACGTTGTATTGGCATCTGTGAGCGCGACGTCGGCGTAGCCGTCAATCGCCTGCTCTAACAAGAGGCCAAGGTTATTATTGGTGATGCCGCCCCATTGGTTGATCTTCTCGCCGTCGGCAGGAAGTTCTAGGCGGAACTTGGTTGAATATGAAGACGGCATAGAACTCTCCTTTAGACGCGAGGCTCGCCATCGCGGAAGCTGTCACGGCGTTGGCGTCCTTCGACCAAGGATTTAAGCTGGCCTGTCGCAATGCCCAACTGCTTCTCATACTCTGCAAGCGTGTCTTTGTCACCCTTCATCCACAAATACGCCTGATAAATAGTGGCCCATTTGAGAGCAGACGTACCATTCTCAGACAAATACGTGCCGTTAGGAGAGTCGACCAATGATGTTGGTTTGACTTCATACTCCAAATTGCAGGTGTACGCCAAGTTGGGAGAAGGCCCGACGATGAACAAAGTGTTGTCTACTTGTGCGTAGCGTGTCGGCAAACCAGTGACTGCGGGGTCAGGATACGCGGTGCGGATAAAGTCAGGCTCGACAGGGCGTAAAAACTTTTGCTCGGTTCCATTAGTTACCGACCACGAGATAACCGACAGCAAACTCACTGGCGGAGTTACGTTCGGATTTCCTATAGTCAAATTAAAGGCCGAGCGCCTGCGAGAAGACGGTAGACGCACCGTCTCGGTAATCATGTCTTCGCCCGTCGAGATGAACGTATCCATACTCGCTAGGAAGTTTGGATTTGTGTTGTTCAGGTAGCCTTGGACAAAAGCTATAAGTTCGGCGCGGGTCATGCGAAAGGTACCTTAAGCATTATACACCTTTACAAAAAACACGATTGGATAGTTGGTTCTCGTGATATTGAAATTGTTGGTCAACGTGATTGTGTTGGCCGTAAAATCGACCGCCGTGACGATGTTCTGCACCGATAGACCAGAGCCGCCCGTGTTTGCCCGTTCGTCCTCTTGATGGAGGAAAATATCGCCAACCTGCATCCCCAAGGCGCCCGTGGTGAAGTCATCGGTCGCGCCAAACCGGAAGCCGTGCTTGACATTAGTGATGACAGCCGAGCCGTTGGTAACATCACCCACCCAGAGGCGGTGATTTTGCTTGATCCGCGTGCAAATCCATTGGCAGTTGCCAGTCCAGCCAGCTTCAACCTGATTCCAGTTGTTGGTGAAGTAGTTGGTGGCACTGGTGCTATCAAAGTTGTTGACCTGCCGCAGGACCATGTTCGAGCCGCTAATGGACACGCAGACAAACCAGTTGGCTGTTCGAGTAACATCCGTTCCGCCGGGGTCAAACATGAACACGTCACCCACGTCAGCCTTAATTGCGCCGTTTTGGATGCGCGGGCAGGTGATGTCGAAGCCAGAGCGCGACGTCACCGTCACCGATTGCTGCCAGCGCGTGATTTTTGGCACGCGATATGAGCGAACCGTCCCTTGCATTTCCTGCGAGCCCCCAAGGCCCGGATAATCACCAACAGGGTGCGCGGGATAATACTGCGTCCACTCTTGGTCGCAGTAAGTGTCTAGCATTTCATCGTTGCGATTTGTGTTTGTCAGGGACAGGCCATATTCGCTGATTTGGTCGTCATTAACCGTTTGACGAATACGCCCCGGCATGGCGAAGATGTTGCGAATGTAGGACAGGCCCGCCTGAATTTGGGTCAGGTTTGGATGGCCTGTAAACACCGATGACGATGCTATCGAAATGCTAGAGCCGTTTTGAACCACAACCTGCGTCGGATTGTTTGCCGAATACCCGCCCGTGATTAGGCCATGACGGAACTGTGATAATTGGGTGTTATCCAGAACGAGGCGTGTGCCTTCAAAGTGGAATGGCGGAACCCCGTCAGTGCCTTCCTGTTCAATTGGCGATAGGAAACAATCGACCAGTTTAAACGTGCGGCCCTGCATCCGACCGACAGTAATGAACGACTCCGCATAGCACGAGCGAAACACCAAAGGCCCCGTCCAACCACCGCTATCGTGGCTGAATAACTGATAGCCGCGCCCGAAGTGGATATTATCGTAAGTGCCGTGCATATTGGAGTTGTTCGACAGATTAGGCCCGCCCCTATTGATGAAGGCAGTGTGGAAGCCCTCAATCTGGCAGTCCTTGAACGACATGTTCCGATTTTGGCTGTGGCGAATAACAACCGAGTAAGTGCAGTTTTTGATGATGCCGCCGTGGAACTGGATGTATTCATCGTTTTGGTCGCCATAAGGACGTCCCAGACCGACGATAAAGCCAAAGATGTTGACCTTCTCCATGAGCAGGCCAGAACCGCCCACGGCCCCCGTCTGGGCCGTAGAGGTGCCACCACCGAAGTAGGACGGAAGAACGCGCGCAGGATAGGCCGCAGCCGAGCCGCTTGTGGTATATGGCGACATACAGATGCCAACGTTTAGCGCCTGCCCGTCAATCCAGTTTGCGTCTGCAATAGAAAGCGATGTTGGACGCCAGTTTGCCACGTCCCAGCCCGTTGCCGTGCGGTATGGGTTATTGTTTGCCAGCCAGTTGTCATAAGGCCCTTGGAGCGTGAAGTCCCGCAAAACCACATCCACGCCGCGAGTTACCGCGATGCCGATGAAGCTGAGGCCCGTTGTCGTGATTGTCGTCCCCGTCATGCCATTACCAGACGGGTCATAGCTTGAGCCTTCGCCCTGAATGGTCACAGTCACATAGCCGTTACCGTTGAGGCTGGCAGGTGGTGTGCCCAGAGCGCCGTAACCGATATGCAAAGTGCGGTTAATCTTGAAGTTGCCCGCAGGCAAACGAAGAATGCGCTTTTGCCCAGCGCGATTGCTATTGCCGAGGGAGCCGTAGATTGCAAAGTCAATGGCTGATTGGATGATGACCCAATCCACATAGTCAGTCGTCGCTTGGCAGATTGGATAGACTGCTTGCACCGCTGCCAAGTTGGCAAATGCGCCGGAACTGATCCAGTTCGCAACCGTGTAGTCGTTGCCGGAGCCAAAACCCGGATAGGCTTTGGTTCCTGTAATGGCCAAGAAGTCATTGACGTGGAGGCCGTACTTTTGGATGCGCCGAAACTCGCGGGCATTGGCGTCGTTTGGATCGATGGAAGTGATTGCTAAATCAGGCATATCTTAAACTCCAGTTATTGGATTGTTTGAAACGTCAACAAGACGGTCCCCTCCCACAGTCAGAAAGTAGTAAACCGAGGCTGGGGGAGGCGGAGGAGGCGGAGGAGGTGGAGGAGGCGGTGGAG